ATAATGATGCCTGATATTACAATGTGTAACGGAAAGAATTGCGATCTAGCTAGTACCTGTTATAGATATAAAGCAGAGCCGAGTATGTATAGACAGAGCTATTTTGTAGAGAGTCCGATAGAGAACGGACAATGTGATTATTATTGGGAAACAAAAGACTAAGAAAAATGAATTTAATAAAGAAAGTAACTATAGAGAAAATGAATGCTGATAAGTACGACTTAGTAGCAAGGAGAATAATAAAAGAAACAGGAATAAATATCTTTGATAAGAGGAGAACGTTAGAGATAGTAGATGCTAGAGCAATGGCTTGTTATATTTATAATAAGTATTACGGAGGTACCTTACACGGTATATCTAGATACTTCACGTCTAAGGGAAAGAGATTCGATCATAGTAGCGTATATTATAATATAAACCTATTCGATCAGGAAGTAAAAGAAAGGAGAAAGGATTTAACTAATAATCTTATGTATTATGTAGGTAAGATAGACGGATCAACTAGCTTAAACATTATACTAGATACAGTCTTAACAGATGAGGACCAGGAGCGTATTATAAGCGTAGTAAACCGATTAGCTTTAAAATACCAAAATAGAAACGTTATATGAATGTAGTATCTTTGTTTAATGGAATGAATACCGGAAGACAAGCTCTAGAGAATGTAGGTATAAAAGTAGATAAGTATTACTCTAGTGAGATAAAGCCTTATGCTATTGAATTAACGCAGCATCATTTTCCGGATACTATACAAGTGGGAGACGTTACAAAATGGAGAGAGTGGGATATAGATTGGAGTAGTATAGATTTGGTTTTGAGTGGATCTCCTTGTCAGGATTTAAGTGCTGCCGGAAAGAGAGCAGGTATAACAGGAAAAAAGTCTAGCTTATTCTTTGTATTCGTAGATATACTTAATCATATAAAAGAGCTTAACCCTAAGGTTTTATTTTTGCAGGAGAACGTAGGAAGTGCTAGAAAGGAAGACGTAGGAATTATGAGCAGAGCTTTAGGAGTTTATCCGGTTAGAATTAATAGCAGTTTGGTAACAGCTCAGTTAAGAGATCGGTATTATTGGAGTAATATACGAACTCGAGAGGACGGAATGTTTGGAGATATCATTACAGATATACCACAGCCAAAAGATAGAGGTATAATGTTTAAAGATATCATTACAAGTGGTTTTGTAGATAGAGAGAAAAGTTTGTGCTTATTAGAGGGATATTATAGCAAGAAACCAGCTTTAGATTTTGATAAATACGAAAAACGTTATAGGATGGGAATGATGCAAATTATTTACGAGTCAAGTAAAGATAGTCGTTTACCAAACAAAACAGAAATGGAAAGATTGCAAGGGTTTCCAGATGGATATACTAGTATGCTGTCAACTAGAAAGGCAGGTAGTTTATTAGGCGACGGATGGACTTTACCTGTAATAGAGCATATATTTAAATTTATAAAAAATGAAAGTAGCAATTAGAGAAATTAAACCAAACACTAATAACCCTAGATTTATAAAAGACGATAAGTTTAGAAAGTTAGTAAAATCTATTAAAGAGTTCCCAGAGATGCTAGAACTACGACCTATAGTAGTAGACAGCGATATGATAGTCTTAGGAGGTAATATGAGATTAAAAGCCTGTATAGAGGCAGGACTAACAGAAGTACCTATCTTAGTAGCTGATCAGTTAACAGAAGAGCAAAAGAAAGAATTTATCGTAAAAGATAACGTAGGATTTGGAGAGTGGGATTGGGATCTATTGGCTAACGAATGGGATACTGATTTATTAGAGGAGTGGGGTTTGGATTTGGGTATAGATGACAAAATAGATCTATTGCAGGAAACTGAAGTATTGCACGTAGAAAAATCTCTACAGGTCCTACCTAAGAAAGAGTATATAGTTATATATGCAGATGAGGATAGCGAAGAGTGGGAAGAGCTTAAGACTATTTTTAGCTGTGGTATTGTAAGGCAAGGAGGTTGCACAGTAGGAAGTACTAGCGATAAAGCTACTACAGGACTAGAGCGAGTATTTGATTTAAAAACATTTAAAGAAAGAGTAACGTATGGACTTCGAGATAGCAATTCCTAGTAAGGGTAGAGCCGGTTTAATTACTACTCAGAGTATATTTAAAAATGCTACTTTATATATACCGGAAAGCGAGTTAATGCAGTACTCTATATATAGCAATAAGATAGTAACTATACCAAATAGCGTTAAAGGAATTACAGCGACTAGAAACTGGATACTAAGACACAACGAAAATAGAAACGTTTTTTTTATTGATGACGATTTGCAGTATTTCGGTTATGTAGAGAGATCCGATTTAAAGTATAAAGTAAAAAGATTAGATAACGAGTATATAGTTTATTCAGAGGTCAAAAAGTTATTTGAAGTAGCAGAGCAATTAGACTCTAAATTAATAGGATTTTTTACTGTAGGTAACAATCTATCAAATTATGCTTTTAATCCGTTTTTATTCAATGGAGTTTGTTTAGGTAGCTGTATGGGTATAGTAAATGATGGAACGTATTATTTTGACGAGGAGTATGAAGTTAAGGAAGACTACGAGCTTACTCTAAGAAATATTAAAGACGGTAGGAGTACAGTAAGGACTAATATCTTATTTATGCAACACGAACATACACAGACTAAAGGAGGCTGTAGAGATAGTAATAGAATAGAGAAAGAAAAGACAGCTTTAAAAAGACTTATAAAGGAGTATCCAGGTATGATCAAAGAGGCTAAGCATAGAGGTACTAATTTCAGCATACAATTAAATTTATAGAAAAATGAATGTACAAAATTCAACACTAAAAAAGGCAATGATCGAGGCACTAGAAAAATCTTTGTGCGTGGTTACAACAGCCTGTAAGCAGGTGGGTATAGATAGAGGTACGCATTACAACTGGTTAAAGAATGATCCGGAGTATGCAGACCAAGTCAAGAATTTAGAGAATATAGTTTTAGATTTTGCAGAGAGTCAATTACATAAGCAAATAAAAGATGGTAATACTACAGCTACAATTTTCTTACTAAAGACTAAAGGCAAAGGAAGAGGATATATAGAGAGACAGGAAGTGGTTACTGATTCAGATAATTTCTTTAAAGTCGAGATCGTAGATGGAGATAAAGACTAACGTCGTATTTAAACACCTCACTAACTCAGATAAGAGGATAACTATAGAGCAAGGAGGTACAAGGTCCGGAAAGACTTATAACATCCTTATATGGCTTATATTCGGGTATTGTGCTAATAACAAAGGTAAAGTAGTTACAGTTGCTAGAAAGACGTATCCTGCTTTACGTACTTCTGCGATGAGGGATTTCTTTGAGATACTTAGAAATAATAACCTATACTCAGAGGAGCATCACAATAAGTCAAACTCAGAGTACTATCTAAATGGAAACCTTATAGAGTTTATCAGTTTGGATCAACCTACAAAGGTAAGAGGTAGAAAGAGAGATCTGCTTTACGTTAACGAGGCGAATGAGTTATTTTGGGAGGATTGGCAGCAGTTAGTATTTAGAACAAAAGATAAAATTATAATAGACTATAACCCGAGTGATGAGTTTCATTGGATATATGATAAGGTTAAAACGAGAGAGGATGCTGATTTTTATATTACAACGTATAGAGACAACCCTTTCTTAGAGCCTGAGATTAAAAAAGAGATCGAAAGGTTAAGAGATACAGACGAGAACTATTGGCAGGTTTATGGACTAGGACAAACAGGACAGAGTAAGTCTTTAATCTTTAGAATAAACGAGGTACAGTATATACCTAAGGATGCTAAGTTACTAGCTAAAGGAATGGACTTCGGGTTTACAAATGATCCTACTACTCTAGTGGCTGTGTATCAGTCCGGAGATAATTTATATTTTGATGAGTTGTTATATGAAACAGGGCTAACCAACTCCGATGTATCAAATAAATTCAGAGAGCTAGGGTTTGATAAGAGAGACGAGATATATGCAGACGATGCAGAGCCTAAAAGTATAGAAGAGCTTTACCGTATGGGATGGAATATAAAAGAGGCTAAAAAGAAAGAGATTAATTTAGGTATAGATATAATGAAACGATATAAGCTGCACTGTACTGCTCGATCAGTCAATATGATAAAAGAGTTTAAGAATTATAAATGGATAGAGGATAAGAACGGAAACGTATTGAATAAGCCTGTAGATATGTTTAACCACTCTATAGATGCTATTAGATATGTATGTTATAATAAAATGAGTAGACCAAATTATGGAAGATACGCAATTCGATAAATTAAAACAGGAGTATATAGAGATGAGAAAATCAACTCAGTTTACTGCTACCTTTTTTTATAAGTATTACACGTATAAAGGAGGAGAGATGGATTTTAGTAATTTTAATAATGTATTTAGGTTAGGAAGTTTGCACGATATCCTGGAGTATCTAGATAAGGTATTCGGTTTGGATAAGGTATTCGATAAGGATGGAAACCTAATTAAAATAATATATTAAAAAAAAAATAAAAAAAAGTTTACAAAATGTTTGTTTATTAAAAAATTGTTTATATCTTTGTCATATAATTAAAACTAAAAGAAAAAATTATGGAAAATTTTATTAAAATTGATTTACTAGGTAGCTCAGATTATGAGAGTTATATGTTAATACATAGAGCATATAGAGATTATGCTTTTGGAGAGGAAGTTATGGAGAGTGGGTTTAATGATAGATCCGGATATGTTTACATAGCTTTAGAGAATGGGGTACAGATTGCGTCTGCTTTTGGAAATGAGGTTGAGTATATTGTCTATGATTATTCAAATGAAGAGGAGCTTTTTTTTGATAATTATAATGATGCTTTAAAATATTCAGAAAATGGAAACTAAAGAACACATTGCAGAATTAGAAAGAGACTTAGTTATAGCTAAGCTAGATATGTTAATCAGTTTGGCTGATTTGAGAGAAAGCTCGTACGATGTTAAAAAGCTAGAGGAGATTAAAGAATACATTTTAAATTGGAAGTTATGCTAATTAGATTCAGAGACGAAGAGTTAGAGGTAGAGTACAACTTAATAGGCGATTACATACCTAGTAGCTGTACTTCGGTTGGAGAGTATCCAGAGATAGAGATAGATGCTATTTATTTCGGAGTATGTAATATAATGCCGATTTTAAATATAGAGGAATTAGAAGAGATTAAAGAGATTATTA